AAATGAGGTTATCGAACCATATTTGCAACGGGCTATCCATAATGCAGACCACGTTTTGAGCCTCGATTATTCCGGTTTCGACCAATGCGCGAAGCGTAAAGCACGAGAGTACGTAGGGATCGCCCTGAAGGAGGTATTCGCACCAAAGTGGCATTTCTACATCGACTTGGTCATCGATCTCCATCACAATCCTAATATAAACACTCCCTTTGGAGTCGTTTCTATTAAACCGAATAGTGATAATGTCATTGGCCTTCAGTCCGGACTCGGTCTCACCGGGGTATATGGTACACTCTGGAATAGGATTCTCGCTAGTGTGATGGTAAGTGACCTTCGCGAAAGGTATAGTATCAGTGACGTTAAGCATTTCTGCTACGGTGATGATACGTTGATGACCTGGCGAGGGGACTTTATTGATGCCCTGGACTTCGAGGATTACTTGAGTCAATTTGGTATGCATGCGAACGCTGCTAAACAAGAGTATGCCTCCGGTAATGAAAGGTATGGAGTATTATGTCAGAAGTACTTCTTCTATTACCCTCCTGGTACTAAGCCATTCGGGCCTGCGACTCAATTCGAAGATGGGAGCCACGTATCTAAAGGCATTCACTCGCTATGTAGGATGATGCCTAAATTGGTATACAAAGACGTCACCCAAGAAGGTGAATCTGCTATCATTTTAGATGCAAAATCCGAAGCGTCTAAGAACGGAGCTCAAATCATTGAAGTTTTCTCAGCATTAGAAGAACTAAAGAACCACCCTGCTTTTAAGCCGTTGGTTGGGGCTATTATGGAAGTTCACCCATTGAAATTGGCGACACGAGAGGTGTTTAACCATAAACGTCGTCAAAATCGGGATCAGTATGTAGAATGTTCTGGAATTGAGAATTTTCAGAGTGTTCAAACGGTACTGAGCTGGGAAGAAGAACACGGTTTGCCCGAACTCTATGCAGATGGATATAGTCTTTCATGTGAAGTTGATTTTGTAGTTGAAAAGATGAAACGTTGGCAACAGCGGTACTACAAGAAATGGTTAGTCTATCCGACGATTGACCAACTTCGTGGTAAGCTCAATGGTCAGCACATCGAAATGAACGAGGCACAAGTTAAGTACAGACAGTATCAACTGACTGCTCGCGATGGAAAACATCCTTCAGTTCGTGTGACTGAGTTTCAACAAAAGAAAGGCATCGTTCTAAATGCGTATCAACGC